ACAGTATGGGCAAACCTGATTCGGTTCAACGGTGCCAACGTGCGCTTCGGCTTAAAAAGAGCCAATGGCACATTTTCCTACCCAGTTTCTTTCTTTTACGATTCCAGTTCAAATGCTAACAGTGTTGCAGGGTGGGAGCGCTGGAAGTTGGAAAATGGCGGGCTGTTTGAGGCATATGGCTGTAGAATAACTACTGAAAATCTGCTTACGTATGAGACAACAGTAGGTGACGTTATTTTGGAAGATTGCTTTATAAGTATATCTGACGGACTTGGAGATGGTAGCGGAACGTTTACAACCACAGGTAACCCAACAATAACATATAGGAGGTGCGTAGTTGATAATCACATTGGTGTAGGGATTAAACTTTATCAAGATATAAACTATGTCCTAGAGTCAGTTAAAATTACCAACAATACTTATGGTATTCAGCCTGGCTCTGACGCAATTGTTTTGGTAGACCCACAACTTGACACTAACTCAAGTCATTCAGTTACTAACGTTGGGGATTGCGATGTCACATATATCAATCCCGACTTCTTATCTTTGAGGACCACTTTAGCAGGGACAACCGATATACAAAGAGTTGCTTTTAGATATAATTTCAAAGCCATTGACGCGAACAATACTCCTATACAAAACCTTAAAGTGCGTATTGTTGACGAATCAACCTCAGTTGTCGTAAATAATGAATTGACTGATTCTCAGGGCGAAATATCCACTTTGTTAACATACGCAGGAGTTAAAACCCTACATTACGCTACTTACAGTGGATCTACAGCCACATTGAGGGAAGAACACTCGATTCAAGCAATCAAGTACATCTACAACATCATTGCAAAGACATTTGACGTAAACCAAGACATAGCAGACACAAATATCTTCTTGGTTGATAGTTCTATATCTGAATTATCCAAAGCGACAGTTGATGTTTACACCGAATTAGAAACGCCAGAGAAATTCTACGACAGAGCAAAGGCGTATCTATACGATAACTATGCGGGGGAATCCTCAACCATTGTTAGCCGTTCTGGTTCAACTATCGATGCTGGCTCGTACAACGTAACGATTGACGCAACAGCGGGAAGTGCTTTTGCTGTTGCTGGTTCAACTATTACGATTAAAGCTAGTGCATTCGCCGGCACAATCAATACTACAGGCACTTTGACTCTTGCAAACGGCTCAATAATTAATGGTTCGTTTACCAACATATCTATAGATTTTGCTACAGCAGGTACATATAACCTGCAAAACTCTACATTCAGCGGAACGCTTACAGTTAGCAATAGCTCTGGCGGTGCTGTTACTGTCAAGGTATTGCCAGGCACGACAGTTGTAAATAATGGACCAAATATAACAGTGGACGACACAGAAACAGGCCTTGTTACGGCCCCGAATATTATTGATGGCTCTAGATACCAACTATATAACGTAACTCAAACTAATGAAATTGCTAACGGGTTAGTTTCTGGAGGTTCTGGATTGTCGCTTTCAGTGACATTAGGGGCAGGGCAAGATGCGTTACCAAGCGATACAATACGCCTAAGAGTCACGTACCAGAGTGGAACCAGTGCAAAAAACGCATTAGAATCTACGGCCCTTATTACATCAGCAGGCGTTACATTTTTGGATGCGCAAACTGATAACGAAGTTTATAACTCTTACGGTATAGATGGCTCTACGATCACGCAATTCTCAGCTGATTATGTTGCTGATGAGGTTGATATTACGGTTGCTAGCAACTTTACTGCCAAAGATTTTTACAGTTGGTGGGTTTATAATGAAACAACAGCACAAGGTATTGATGAATTTTTTGGTGTTTTAACAGCATTAGACCAGGCTAACTTAAGAATAAATAATTCATTGTTGAATGTCTTTATTGACAACACTACTAGCACAAATATTTGGCAAAATGATAATGTTCGCATATTTAGAGAAGATGGAAATTACCCTGTTAAAAATCCAGCTACATCAGGTGGTGGGGGTGTCGATATAGTGTGGCGCAACCAAATTTTCATAGCGGAAACAGGTGTGAGCGGATTAACAGCTTCAGAAAGTAGTAAGCTTTTAGCAATTCCAACTAACCCGCTTCTGACGAATGATTCAAGGATTGATAATTTAGACGCGACCATCAGTTCTCGATTAGCTGCAGCCAGCTACACAGCACCAGATAATGCGGGAATAGCTTATAATGGTACGGCTATAGCAGGGCTTAATGATATATCAACGGCAGACGTTAAGGCTCAAGCAGATCAAGCATTAACAGATTATGGCGCAGACACCAAAACCAACGTTAAACCGAGTGTGAGTATATGAGCGATATTGAATTAGAATCAGCAGTTTTACATGGGCGTGAAGCAGAAACGATCCTAAATAGTCATTCCTGGGGCGTTGCAAAGCTATCGATTAAGGGCGATATAATCGCAAGACTTGAAAGTCAAGAGATTTTGAACAATAATGAGCAGTTATTGGAGCTTGTAAGAGAATTACAAGCTTTTAACAAGCTCTCAGATAAGTTAGGGCAAATACTTTCCGACGGAAAATTTGCAGAACATGAACTCGAAATGAGAGAAAAAGATGCTAGATAATCTTTTAGAACCTAGCCAGGAAGTAACCGAGTCGAACGCTGAAGAACTCGAAGCCGAGCAAACCGAAGTAACCGACGAAGATGAAGCCGCCGAGGATATTGGCGAAGAGTTGGACGAAGTTGACGAGGAAAGCGAAGAGGAAGGCGATACATTTATCATTGATGGTAAAGAGTACACCGCCGAACGAATCGCGGAATTGGAAAGCGGGGAATTAAGACAATCCGACTATACCAAGAAGACGCAAGCACTAGCAGCTGAACGTAAGCAAGTGGGCGAATTAGCCTCAAGGCTTACGGACGTGATTGCAGAATTTGAATCTTCGATTGATAGCGATGAGGCAGAACTTGCACAGTTATTGGAAGATGGCGACACAAGCGAATACTTGATACGCCAGCGACAAATAGCTGATAAGCATAAGAAGGTTAAGGACGCAAAGGCCGCGCAAGCTAAAGCTAATGCAGACCTTCAAGCGCAAGAAGGCAAAATCTTGTTTCAAAGTATGAATGCTTGGCATGATCCGAAAACTGGAGCAGCCCAGCAAAAAGCGGATGTTGAAGCAGCAATGAAATACGCTGAAAGCATTGGTCATACGACCGAAACGCTATCGCAAATTACTGACCACAGGACGATTCGGTCTTTAATTGATGCTGGTAAGAATAAGGCGCAAGCATCGTTAAAACCTAAAAAGAAACCAGCTAAAAAAGTGGTTTCGAGAAAATCTCCAGGTCATAAGAAACCGAAATCTATCGTTGAATTGTTTTACGGGAGTTCGTAAAAAATGGCTACTCTAGCAGGTAATCTATTGACGTTAAACGATTGGGCCAAGCGGCGCGATCCCGATGGCAAAACGTCAGCCATCATCGAAACCCTTTCAGAGTCAAACATGTTTCTGGAAGATATGCTATACAAAGAGGGTAACTTGCCCACAGGCGAGCAAACAACTATTCGTACAGGTTTGCCAACTACTTACTACAGACTTACAAACCAGGGTATCCCTAAGTCTAAATCTACCACCGCTCCAATTGTTGAGCAGTGCGCGGAGTTAGTAGCGCTTTCGGAAGTTGACGAAACTATTGCGAAGCTTGAGGGTGATCTTGGCCAATTCCGTTTGTCTGAATCGGTGCCGTTTCTTGAGGCAATGAGTCAGCAAATGGCTCAAACAATGTTTTACGGTTCTGCGGCTAATCCAGAAGAGTTCGTTGGCTTCGCTAACCGTTACAATGACCTTTCCGCAACTAACGCTCAGAACATCCTAAGCGCTGGCGGATCTGGTTCTGATAACAGCTCAATATGGCTGATTGGTTGGGGCGCTAAATCTTGCTTCGGAGTATTCCCTAAAGGCTCTACGGCAGGGATTGTGCACAAAGATCACGGCCTAGACTGGGCGTTTGATTCTAGCAACGACCGCTTTGAGGCGTACATTGACAGCTATAAATGGTGTAATGGTCTAGTTGTTAAAGACTGGCGTTATGCTGTTCGTATTCCGAACGTAGATATTAGTGATTTAATCGGTTTGACCGGTACTCAAGCGCTTTCAGCTTCAACCAGCATTATTAAGTTGATGAGCCGCGCAATTGACCGTTTACCTTCAACAGCTGGCGTAAACCTAGCGTTCTATGTTAACCGCACAGTAGCTTCTCACTTGAAGATAATCGCTCTTGAAAAATCTAATTCCGCACTTTCTATTGAGAGCGCATTGGATCAATTCGGGCGTGAAATTCAAATGATGCGATTCCTTGGTATTCCGGTTCGCATAGTTGACCAGTTGACCGAAACCGAAGCCGCAGTATCTTAAAGGGGAAAATCATGATTCTTGACGGACAGTTACAATTTTCAGATGACCAAGCGCTTACCGCTACGGCGGTAGGTACAAATGTGATTGACCTTAGCGTTGGTCGTTCCATTGGTAACGGCGAGCCTATGGCTGTTGTTTTCAGTATCGGCGTTGCAGCTGATCAGACCACAGGTGACGAGGACTACACTTTTGAAGTTGAGTATGCTTCTGATGCCGCTCAAACTACCGGACGCCAGTTGATCGGCCGCCGTGTTTATGAGTCTGGTACACCTACAGCACCAGCGCAAGATGCTGACTTGTTGGTAGTAGGCTATAAGGTTATTATACCTATACCGCCTACTGAATTGAGCGAAAGTGAGCGCTATATCGGTGTGCGTTATACGCTTGCGGGTACAACTCCAAGTGTTACTGTTAGCGCTTACTTGCAGCCGCTAAGCATGATCGATGCCACAAACGATTACGCTACCGGCTATAGCATTAGCTAATGTTAGTTAAAGCTAAGCGAGTTGGCTTTTATGCGGGGCTTATCAGAAAAGAGGGCGACCAATTTTCGATAGGCTCCAAAAAAGAACTAGGCTCATGGATGGAACCTGTTCGAAAGCCGAGAGCGAAAACAGTTAAAAAGGAAGTTCCGAAAGTAGAAAAACCCAGCGCTGAATAGGCGCTGGTTTATTTTTAAGAGGTGTTAAATGGCTTTAAATAATTTCGACAATCTCAAATCTAAGATTGTCGACCAATCACACCGCAACGATTTGACACCCGACCGGCTTGCGGATTTTATTCAGCAAGCAGAGCAAGAATTCTACGCTAATTCTATCGAGCCTTTGCAGATTAGAGATATTGAGCAAACATCAACTCAAGACACTGTTATTGATAGCGGTGTTCTTGCGTTGCCGATCGGTTACCAGTCGATGCGTTCAATTCTGATTGATGATAAATCAGCAGACGCTCAACAATACGAACTGACCTACTTGCCGCCAGAGGTGCTTACAAAAGATAGCGCAAGCGGCACACCCTCATGCTTTACAGTAATCGATCAGATTGAATTTAATCGGCCTTGTGACGCTGTTTATAACGTTGAGATCAAGTATTTCGGCAAGCTCACGGGTTTAAGCGATGCCGCTACCACTAACGATATTCTAACAAACTTCCCTAACGTGTATTTGTTTGGCGCTCTATGGGCGTTACATCAATGGGCTGTTATGCCAGATATGGCAGAGTATTATTATGGTAAATTCATCAATTCTATCCGTGGCGCTAACAATGCTGACTCGTTAGGTCGTCACGGCCCAGCCCCAACTATAGAATATGATGGTGTTGTTGTATGACATTCAAAACCATTCCCGTTGATGTTGTAGGGCAATCGTATCAGCATCGGAGCCGGTCGCTATCTTCCCAAGTGACCATGAATCTAATACCCGAGTTCACGCCGAGCGGTAGAAGTCAGAAAGCATTAACGTGTTGGCCGGGTGATAAGGCGTTTTCATCTGATAATAGCGGTATTGATCGCGGCATTCATGTTTTCAGTGACCAGCTTTATAAAGTCACGGGCGACACGCTTTATAGAATCGAGTCGAACGGCACGCAAACGTCAATCGGTACAATTCTAGGTTCGAATCCTTGTGTTTTTGCGGATGATGGTAACTCCATGCGGATCGCTACGGGTTCGCGCGATTACATTTATGACGGTTCAACGCTGGCAGAAATAACCGATCCAGATTTAACGCCGGGCAATTCAGTAGCGTATCTCAATCAACAAATGATCAACGATTCAATTGGTGGACAGTTTCAGGTTTCCAATGTTGGTGATCCGGACAATATCGACGCGCTAAACATAGCAACGGCTGAGAGCGCACCAGATGACACTGTGAGAGTTTACACGTTCAACGAACGCTTATACTTGTTTGGTGATCGAAACAATACAGAAACTTGGTACAACAGCGGCACAGGCAATCCCCCGTTTGATCGCA